ATTTCAATCTTCTAGTGGTTCTTTATCTGACTCTGATACAGATCACGCAGTTACAATACATGGGGATTTAGCGTAATGGCAAGTATATTAAGAGTAGATACATTAACAGATGCAAGTAGTAATAATAGTATTGCTACGAGTATAGTACATGGTGGTGCAATAAGAGCATGGTTTACGTTAGGTGTAGACGCAGCACTTGACGATAGTTTTAATTGCAGTTCTGTGGATGATGACGGGAGTGGAGACTTTGGCATACATTTTACAGCAAACTTTAACAATGCCTTATACTCATCAAGCATTGGAATGACTGTTGATGGATTAAACGATAGATATATGGTTCAAAGTCCAAGTAAAGCATCAGATGCAGTTGAAGTAAGACTGCTGAACACAAATGATGGAAGTGCAACAGAGTCCAATATAACACACGCAGAAATGAAAATTTGTGGAGACCCAGCATGAGTAAGGCATCTGATTTAGCAAGGTTAGTTACAAGTGGTTCAACTGCCATACATGGTGAAGCAGGGGTTACATCAAGTGGCTCAACAGGAGCAACAACTAATTTACAACAAGGATTGTGTAAACAATGGATTCATTTTAATGGAGAAGGGACTGTTGCTATTCTTGATTCATTTAATACAACTTCTATAACAGACAATGGAACAGGAGATTATCAAGTCACAATAGCTAATGATATGGCTAATGATGATTTTTCTGTTACTGGCACTATTTGTTCAGATGTATCTGGAACTAACGTAGCGGCAATTCAAGGCCCTGCTGTGAATGAACACGCAGTTAGTAGTTATCAAGTTTATACTGGTAGTAACACAACAACACAAGATGATGTTGCAGTGATTAATTTGCATACTATGGGAGATTTAGCATAATGTTTGGAGGTCATTTTTCATTTTCAGAGGCGGCATTTGGTGATTTAAGACTATTGAAGAGAGAGCATTGGAGGAGTATAATACCTACAGGTGATGAGACTTGGACAGCAATAACTCCAACTGGTGATGAGACTTGGACAGCAATAACACCTAGTGGTGATGAAACATGGACAGATATAAGCACTAGAATTATATAAGGAAAGTAAAATGGCAAGTACATATACAGCAAATTTAGGCGTAGAAAAAATAGGTTCTGGAGAACAAGCGGGAACTTGGGGTACAACAACAAACAATAATCTTGATATTATAGATAGAGCTGTTAATGGTGTAGGATCTATATCTCTTTCTGGAACAACACATACGTTAACGACAACAGATGGCACATTAACAGATGGTGGGTTTAGAGTATTAGTTTTTACAGGTGCTTTGGGTGCAAACAATACAGTGACCATATCACCAAATGACCAGGATAAAGTTTATCTAGTAGTAAATTCTACAACAGACTCTGGTAGCTCTGGTCCTTATTCTGTTATTTTAAGTCAAGGGTCTGGTGCTAATGCTACAGTTTTGAATGGTGAGATAGCGTGGGTTTATGCTGATGGTGCGGGTTCTGGAGCAGCCGTTGCAAAACAAGCCGTTGAAATAAAAAATGATACATCACCACAATTAGGTGGAGACTTAGATATAAATGGTAATGATATTGTATCCACTTCAAATGCAAACATAGATATTATTCCAAATGGCACAGGTGATATAAACTTAGGTGCAGATACTGTTATGGTTGGAGATAACAATGCTAATGCTACAATCACGACACAAGGCACAGGTGATTTAATTTTAAGCACAAATTCTGGTACAAACTCTGGCACTCTCACCATAGCTGATGGATCTAATGGTAATATCAACATAGCACCTAATGGAACTGGTGTTGTTCAAGCTGATGGTTCTGCCGTTAAAGTTGCAGGTAAAGAAACAATTTGGGTTCCAGCTACAGCCATGTATCCAAATACTACAAGTGGTTGTTCAGCTTTATCACAAGTAGAACTTTCTAATGGGCCAGAAATAAAAGTATTAGATTTTGATGCAAGTTCTGACGAAAATGCACAGTTTTCTGTAGCTTTTCCTAAATCATGGAACGAGGGTACTGTAACATTTCAAGCATTTTTTACAGTTACTGGTACAAATACTGGCACAGTTGCTTGGGGTTTGTCTGGTGTCGCAATAGCTGACGATGGTTCATGCAACACGGCTTTTGGAACTAATGTGGTTGCTACAGCGAAAGCTCATAGTGGAACATCTAATGATTTAAACGTATCAGATGAAAGTGGTAATGTTACAATAGCGGGGTCTCCTTCAACAGATGAATTAGTTTTCTTTCAAGTTATGAGAGATGTGTCGGCAGATAATCAAAGTGGTGATGCTCGACTTTTAGGGATTAAATTATTTTTTACTACAGATGCAAAGAATGATGCGTAATGACAGGATTTGGTTACAATGTGCATGGTTTTGGAGCAGGTGGAACTTTAGTATTTAATATTACTATAAGCTCTAGCACAAACGATTTTAATTTAGAATCTTATTTATCTAGCAATACTAATTATAATGGAACTGATAGAGTAACTATTAATGTTACAATTGACGCTGATGTTGTGGTGGGTTCTACTTCACACACTACTCCTGCTTTTCAAACAGGTACGATAGGTTTTGCAACAACGGGTTCTATTTTAAATATAACGAACAATGGCACAATACAAGGTGCGGGTGGTCGTGGTGGAACATTGGCAAGTGGTAATGGTACTGGTACTAACGCTGATGGTAAATTAGATAGAAATGGTGGTGACGGAGGCACAGCATTAACAACAACAATGACAACCATTATTGATAACACAAGTGGCAGTCTTCTTGGTGGCGGAGGAGGCGGTGGTGCAGGTGCTGTTGCCGATACTGTTGGAGCATCTGGTGGAGGAGGTGGTGCTGGAACTGTAGGTGGTTCTGGTGGTTCTGGTAATGGATCTGAAGGTCAATCTGGTTCAAGTGGTAATGCCTCATCTGGTGGTTCTGGTGGTTCTCATGCTAGTGGTAATAGTGGAGGTAATGGTGGAGGCATAGGTTCTGCTGGGTCTAATGGAAGTGGCAGTGGTGCTTTTGCAGTGGGTTCTGGTGGTTCCGCGGGTAAATATCTTGTAGGTAATTCAAACACAACATTTACGGCTAACGGAACAAGAACGGGAGATGTATCATAATGCCTTTTTCAGCTTTAAAATTTAAACCAGGTATTAATTCAGATGTAACTTCTTACAGTAACGAAGGTGGTTATGTAGATGGAAACAAGATAAGATTTCGTAGTGGTTTTCCAGAAAAAATAGGTGGTTGGGTAAAATACAGTTCTAACACTTATCAAGGTAGTGCTAGAAGATTACACAATTGGGTGGCTTTAGATGGCTCAGATTTTTTAGGGGTAGGCACACATCTTAAATATTATATAGAAGAGGGTACAACATTTAACGATGTAACACCATTACGAGTAACAACAGGTTCTGGTGATGTAACTTTTTCTGCAACTAATGGCTCTACGACTGTGACCGTTACAGATGCAGCACATGGTGCTAATGAAAATGATTTTGTAACTTTTTCTGGTGCAGATAGTTTAGGAGGCACAGTTACAGCTTCTGTGTTAAATGCAGAACATCAAATAGTAAGTTTAATAAGTTCTAATCAATACACAATTACAGTATCAAGTGCGGCTAATGGTTCTGACACAGGAAATGGTGGTTCAAGTGTGGTTGGTGCTTATCAAATTAATACTGGTCTAAATGCCACTGTTGGAGGAACTGGTTGGGGTGCAGGACAATGGAGTGGAACAACAAGTGGAGCATTAGCAACACAACTTAATGAAGCATTGGATGATAGTGAGACCGCTATAGATGTTGATAGTTCAACTGGTATTGTTGCCACTGACACTATTTTAATAGAAGAAGAATTAATTACTGTGGGTACATTATCGTCTAATACATTAGGAACTGGTGGTGGTCCATCAACAAGAGGAGTCAGTGGTACAACTGCCGCAACTCATGCCGATAATACACTTGTAAGATTAGCCGTAGGAAACGCAGACTCAGCTAATGATTTTGTTGGATGGGGTAATGCAGCAGCAATTACTGTGTCTGGTGCTCAAATAAGAACATGGTCGCATGATAATTTTGGTGAAGATTTAATTATAAACCCTAGAGACGGTGGTCTTTTTTACTGGGATAAATCAAGTGGTTTGTCTGCAAGAGCTGTAGAATTAAGTGCAACTTCTACTTATTCTGGAGAAAAAAGTGTGCCTACCATAGCTAAACAGGTTTTAGTTTCTGACCAAGATCGTCATGTAATCGCATTTGGTTGTGATGGTATAGGTGCAAATAGTTCTGCTACACAAGGTAACGGCACTCAAGATCCTTTGTTAATTCGTTTTTCTACACAAGAAAATCCTGTCGATTGGTTTCCTACAGCAACAAACACGGCAGGTGATTTAAGATTAGGTGGTGGCTCAGAGTTTGTTCAAGCTGTTGAGACAAAACAGCAAATTCTTTGTTTTACTAATAAAACAGTTCATGCCATGAAATTTATTGGGCCACCTTTTACTTTTGGTCTGCAAGAACTTTCTAAAAACATTACAATTATGAGTTCCAAATCAGCAATTGCAGTTGACGATGCAGTGTTTTGGATGGGTGTTGATACGTTTTATGTTTATACTGGACAAACACAACAACTGCCTTGCACGGTAAAAAACAAAGTATTTTTAGATTTTAATTTTGAAGAAAAAGATAAAGTTCATGTAGGATTAAACACTGAGTTTGGAGAAATTATTTGGTTTTATCCAACAGCAAGTAGTTCTGATATAGATGCTTATGTTGTTTATAATTATTCAGAAAGAGTTTGGTATTATGGTACACTTGCTAGAGATGCTTGGTTAGATAGAGGTATAAGAGATTTACCTTTGGCAACGGGTAGTTCTTTGTTGTATAATCACGAAACAGGGTTTGATGATGATGGTTCTGCTATGAGTTCTTTTATAGAATCTGCACCAATGGATATGGCAGATGGCGATAAATTCGTATCAATAAAACAATTAATTCCTGATGTTACTTTTGTTGGGTCTACCAGTGTAAATCCTACTGTATCTTTTACAGTAAAAGCAAAAAATTATTCTGGTGCTACTTATGATCAAACGGGTTCTGGTGATACACAAAGGTCGTCAACATCTCCGATAGAGCAATTTACAAATAAATTAGATTTTCGTATTCGAGGTAGGTCTTTTGCAATAAGGGTAGACTCAAGTGAACTTGGGTGTAAATATAAACTTGGGACACCTAGAATAGATATACGTCCAGATGGTAGAAGATAATGTTGATTACAAGTATTCCACAATATATACAAGGTTTAACAAATGCTAAAGTTGATTTAACAAATACAAACGACACAGTTTTATATACTGCACCAAGCGATTCAGATTTTAATGCGTCTGTTGTAAGTTCTTTGTTAGTGTCTAATGATTCTGGCAGTGCTGATACAATAACAGTAACACTTATTTCTGGTTCAGATACTTTTAGCGTGTATAAATTAGAGGAAGTTGGTGCATTAAGCACGAAAGAATTACTGTCAAAAGACTTAATTATGCAAAGTGGAGAGGTTTTAAAAGTACAAGCGGCAACGGGAGCAAGACTTCATGTTATTGCGAGTATACAAGAATTAACTAAAACAAGAATAACAACAAGTGCTTTAGCGAATATATAGCATTGAACAAATAGGAAATAATTGATAAAATAAAAAGCCATGGGAATATTTAAAAACATTACAAAAAGTTTAAAGAAAGCAGCACCAGTCATAGGTGGCACTATTGGTTTTATGGTCGCTGGACCAACGGGTGCGGCAATAGGTTCTGGTATTGGAAGTTTAGCCGCGGGTAGAAGCACAGAGGAAGCTTTAATCGCGGCAGCATTAGGTTATGGTGTGGGAAGTTTGGGAGCATCAGCGGGTTATGGTCCAACGGCTGCAACTGCAACACCCACTGCCGCAGCACCTGTGTCTGGAGCAGCGTATGGTCCAGAAACTTTACTTCCACAACAATCTGCTCAAGTAGCAACGGCTGCTTCTCCACCATCATTTCTTGACAAAGCAATAGGGTTTGCTAAAACGCCAACTGGCATCGCAACAATAGGTGGACTTGGAGCACTTGCTTTAGGTGGATTAGACGAAGAAGAAGAAAAAAAGACTGCGATGAGACCTTACCCAACTGGAGAGTCTAGATTAGGCACAGGCATAGTAGGAGATAAATCTTATAACTTAGCTGATCCAGATGAAAAAAGAGAATACTTTGATGCTATAAGAAGAAGACAAGGTATTACAGCATTTCGTGCTGGAGGTGGAGAAGTAACTGGACCTGGCACAGGAACAAGTGACTCCGTACCAGCGAGACTATCAGATGGCGAGTTTGTATTAACGGCTAAATCTGTAAGAGGTGCTGGAGGTGGAGATAGGGACTTGGGTGCAGCAAGAATGTATGATATGATGTCTGAATTAGAAAGGGTCGCATAATGGCTACAGCAACACAAGAACAAATTGTAAGATTAGCACCATTCCAAGAACAATTTTTAGCTGATATATTTGAAAGTGCAAAGGGATTAACTGGCGAAGGCACACAAATGCCTTTTGCAGAACAACAATTAGCCGATTTATCACCAGCACAACAACAAGCCATAACAAGTGCAATGCAAGGAGTTGGATCTTATGCTCCTTTTTTACAAGCAGGTAGCAGTGCTATAGGTGAAGGTATTGCTGGTGCAATGGGTGCAAACATAACTCCAACATCTTATCAACAATTTATGAGTCCTTTTACAGAAGATGTTATTCAAAAACAATATGAAGACATTGCGGCACAAGGTGATATACAAAGAGCAAAATTAGGTGCAGGTGCTGTTGGTGCAGGTGCATTTGGTGGAGCAAGAAGAGGTGTTGCAGAGGCAGAACTTGCCGCTAATGTTTTAGATCAACAAGCAAGAACAGGTGCTCAATTAAGGTCTGCGGGTTTTGCTCAAGCACAACAAGCGGCACAACAAGCGGCACAACAACAATTAAGACAAGCACAATTGGCTGGACAATTAGGTGTATCACAAGCTGGTATTGGACAATTAGGACAACAAATGGGCGTTCAAGATGTTAATACTTTATTAGGTATTGGTGGTCTACAACAAGGACAAACACAAAGAGGTCTTGATGTTACAAGAGCAAATCTACTTGCTCAACAAGCACTACCTTTTCAGCAAATTGGTTTTATGTCTGATATATTTAGAGGTGTTCCAGCATTACAACAAACATTTTCAACACAAATGACACCCCCACCAAGTAGAACGTCACAGTTGTTAGGACTTGGTATTGCAGGATTAGGTGCGGCTGGACAAGCTAAAGGATTTGGCAACCTCTTTGGTTTTGGAGGAACAGCATAATGCGTCCATTAAATAGAAAAATGTTTCGTAAAAAAGGTGGTGGAGCTACTGGTATAATGGCTAGTGGTCCAGAGCTTTTGAAAAGATTTAATGGTGGGGGTGTTAATGTTCCAGGTGGTGGATCTACTTTGGCAAGAAGTGGTTTTCCAGGAGTTACTGCTTTTGGAAGTTCAATCCCACCAATAGTTCAACCTCCAGGTGCTGTTAAAGTTCCTGATCAACTTGGTTTTTATAAAATACCTGGTCTTGGAGTTAGCACACCAATTCCAAAAAGTTCCATAGCAACACTTATTGGTCCAAATAGAACTCGTTTTGGAAAAAGTGCTTTAGAACAATTAGCAGAAACAGAATCACAAATTGGAAGACAAGTAGGTCCTTTTTCTTTAAAAAGTGGGTTAGTAGCAAGTATCGATGATCCTCAAGAAAAATTTAAAGAAAAAGATCCAAAACCAACTAGAGAAAAAGCATATGCATCTGGCTTTAGAGATTTAGGGCCTGGAATAAATCAGTCAATTATTAATGCAAATGAAATGACTGGTGTGGATCAATTTGATGAATTACAAACGGATTATGATAAAGTTGATGATAAACAAGATGAAGAAAAGATAAAAGAAAAGAAAACAAAAATTACATCTCCAAATATAAAAGCTCCAAGTGAAGCAGATGATTTAATTAAAAAGTTAAATATATCTCCAACTTCTGACAACAAAGGAGATGGAGTAGAAGTAAAAGGTAAAACTAAGGGTAATGTAAATACCACAGAAAATAAAACAAAATATAATAATTACAGTGCTCTTATGAAAGAATATTTAGACAAAGGTGACGGTGAAAATGCGGCAAATGCTACCTTAAAAGCACATGGATTTAAAGACAATGACATAAAAGACTTGTCTCCTAAAGAAAAAGTGGATGAAGTTAAAAGTATTATAACTGAAGTCATGGGAGGTAAAGACCCTTCTAGGGACATGGGTTTAGAAGATGATTTAAATGCTATGAACATAGTAATGTTGGGATTAAGTATAGCTGCAGGTGATAGTCCAGATGCTCTAACTAATATTGCTAAAGGTGCAAAAGAACATGTTTTGAGAAGATCAAAACAGATAAAAGAAAAAAGAGATGAAGAAAGACAACTAGATCTATTAGCTCTCAAAACTGTTTTAGGAAGAGAAGATAAAAAAACCGATCAACAATTTCAAAAAGAAATGGCAGCGGATAGCAGAAAACATGATTTAACTTTGTTTTCTAAGAAAAGTGTTTTTGAAATGAGTAAATTAGCTAAAACACATAATTTTCAAGAGCACATAAACACTATTAATAATAATCTAAAGTTAAAATTAGATGATAATCAAACTTCAAGACACTCACAAAGTTTAAAAGCTCAAATAATTACTTTAACAGAAAATTTAAAAAACAAAACAGAAATAGCAAATGCTCAGCTACAACAATCTGGCGACATTGCTAATATGAACAATGAAACAAAATTACTCATTGCACAGAATCAACTTGAGGCTAATGAACTTAGGACAATCATAAGTAATATGCCAGAAGGATATGGTTTTGCCATGATAGAGGGTAAGAAAAAAGGACTTGAGGGTGATGCTCTTGTAGAGTATGCAAAAGAAAAAGGTAAAATCTTTGCAAAGAATCCTTATCTAACAGGTCCAGACAGTTTTAGAAGAATGATAATAAATGTAGTTCCTAAAATTATGAAAGAAGATGGTGTTACATTTGAAAAAGCACTACAAACTCTTGGAAGTTCCATAAAAGGGAACGATGAAATACTGAAATATTTTCCAGAATTACAGTTAGATAAAATAAATAGTATAATTGAGTCTACTAAACCAACAACAGATACATCTGGTTTTAAAGTAATTAAAGAGAATTAAAATGGCTACTTACAGAGTTCAAGGACCAGATGGAGCCACATACAGAATTGAGGGCCCAGATGGAGCCACAGATGAGCAACTTATATCTGCCGTTCAAGATCAAATAGCTCAAGGATTAAAAGAAGAAGAAAAGAAACCAGAAGAAACTGTTTCTCCTACTTATGAAGGTGGACTTCAAGAGTTTGGAGAGGGTGTGGTCTCTGGTCTTATAGCTATTCCACAAGGTATAGCAGAACTAGGTGCAAGTCTTATTGATTTAGCTGCTGATACTAATTTATCAAAATCTGTTACTGAAACTGCCGATGAGATAAGGACACAACTTGGTGTTGATCCAGAGGGTTTGGCTGGTAAACTTACAGAGACTATAACACAATTTGTTGTTCCAGGTATAGGAGCGGCAAGTGCAGTTAGTAAAGTATCTAAACTTGGTAAACTAGCAAGAAGTGGTGCTACAGTATCTAAATCACAAAGAGTGGGTTTATTAGGTCAACAAGTGGCTGCCGCTGGAGTTGCCGATGCAGCAGTGTCCACTGACGGTATAACAACAATAGGTGATTTTTTTGAAGGTGGGTTTACAGAAACAGACAGAACAGTGGGTCTTGATGGAAGAGATGAAGCACTTAGAAGAATAGGTAATAAGTTTAAGGTTGGTGCAGAAACAAGTTTAATTGTTGGTAGTTTACCAACAGTTTTTAAGGGTGTAAAAGAAGGTTTAAAAGGAACAACTGCATTAACAAGAGCGGTAGGAGACACAACTGGTTTAAGTGAACCCGTTGGTAATATTGTTAGTAGAGTTGCAAAAACACTTAAAAAACCAATAGAAGCAGGTCAGAAGATTATTAAAGAAGCAGAAGATAGAGTTGTGTTTAGAGCAGACGAGGCTTCTTTAGCAGATAACATGATTGTTGGTATAAATAGAGCAGTAGGGTACAGAGGAGTTTTACCTCAAGATGTTGCAGATTTTAGAGCAAACATACCATTACAAACTGGAGAGGAGTTAAGAACTGCTACGTTAAACTTTAATAGAATAGAAAAAGATTTAGATAAAGTAATAAAAGAATTTAATGAACAGTTAGGAGACCAAGCCTCTGGTCTTACAAGACAAAGTTTTTACGATAATATTTTTGATTTTATGACATCTGGTAAAAACATAGAAGAATATGCATCTATCCCCGTTTCAAAGAGGGCAGAAATAAAAGCAGCTAGAGATCATTTAACAAGTTTAAGTAAAAAAGTTTTAAAAAGTGACATACTTACTAATTTAAAAAAAATGGATGCTATTACAAAAGGAAGGTTTGAGGGTAAAACGGGTGAAGAAGCTTATCAAATAATATCAAAAGAATTTGAAAATAATTTTAATAAATATTTAAGAAAAAGATATAGAATCTTTGAAGCAAAAAAAGGTACGTTTAAACCTGGAGATCAAGAGGTAGAAGAAGCTATAACTGGATATTTAAATGATAAAAATTTGTTAGGTTCAGAATTAAAAAATTTTATTAACAATCCTAACTTAAATAGAACTGGTAAAACTTTTGAAGACTTAGGTATAGACGAGGCAGGAAATTTACTTGGAGCACCAACTAGAGAACAAGCAGAACAAGCAGTCAAAGGTTTTTTAGGAAGATATGGGTATGGTGTTAGAAAATTAGGTCAAGGAAAAGGTCGTGGCAAAATTCAAGATCAAGCTATTGATCACACTCTTTTTACTGAACGAGTTCAATTAACAGACTATCAAAGAAAATTAATAGGAGAAATAAAAGATCCAGTAGAATCTTACTTTGGAACAGTGTCAGACTTATCTTCTTTTATGGCTACAGATAGATATTTTCGTAATATACGCACCATGGTTGAAAACAATCCAAATGGCAGTATTGCTAGATTTTTCTCTAATGCAGACAAAGCACCAGTTGGGTATAAAACATTATCGGGTAGAAGTGGAGATAAGGGTAATGTGCTTACTAGCTATGGCTCTCTTGAGGGATTTCATGTCCCACCAAAAGTTAAAGATGATTTAGACCGATTTATAATAGGTGACTTAGGAACAATAGGAAACGCAGCTAGACAGTTATATGGTAATTATTTTTTAAGAGCAAAGGGTGTTACACAATATGCTAAAACTGTATTGTCTCCCGTTACACAAATTAGAAACTTTACAACGGCAACTTTGTTTGCGGCTATGCAAGGTAATATAGGTAAAGGTGCGAACCTTCTTGAATCTGTAAAAATAGCTTTTTCAGATTTAAAAAACTTACCAACTGAAGAAGCTGTGACCAGATTAAAAGAATATGATCGACTAGGTTTATTAGGCACACAACCAGAAATACAAGAGATAAAAAAACTTATTGACGAAGGCTTTGGTTTTCAAGGTAGTAATGAAGTTATTAATGGACAACGAGTAGGAAGAGAGTTTGGAAGTAGATTTACTGATAACACTTTTGGAAATTTCTTAAACAAGAAAGTTTTGAAAAAATTAGAAAAAGCTTATCAAGCTAGTGATAACTCTTTTAAAATATATAACTTTGAATTTGAAAAAACTAAATTAAACAATATTCTTAATAAAGCTGTAAAAGAAGATGGGACAAGATTTACGGCTCCAGATAAATTAAATTATTTTAGAAGAGTATTGGGTGAAGATAAATTTAATGCTCTTAGAGTAGGAGATGATGGTGTTAATTTAACTGATGATCAACTCGTTGGTAGATTGTTAAACGAAAGAGCAGCAGACATTGTAAAAAATACAGTTCCAAATTACAACCTCACACCAGAATTTATTAAAGGTTTAAGAAAATTACCTTTTGGTAACTTTGTATCTTTTCCATACGAAATAATTAGAACAACTGGTAATACAATAAAATTAGCACTAGACGAAATGGCGGATCCTTTGACTCAAAACATAGGATTAAGAAGAATGAGTGGTACTTTATTTACTCTGGGTGCAGTGCCATATGCAACAACACAACTTGCCTATAAATTAAGTGGTGTATCTCCAGAAGAGATGGAGGCTTATCAAAGATCTTTTGCTCCACCATGGGAGAAGAATGCACGATTAATACCAGTAGGCAGAACAGAAGATGGTAAAATTCTTTACAATAATTTTAGTTATTTTACTCCGTATGGTGATTTAGAAAAAATAGCCATGGGTGCTTTTAATAAGTTTGATGAAGTTAGAAACGAAGGTGGAGGTTTTGATAAAGCTATTTTTCAAGGTTTTATGGAATCATTTGGAGAGTTATTTAAACCATACACAGAAGAAGCCATTATCTTTGCTAAGTTAAGAGATGTAGCAGACCCAGAATCAGAAAATATTTTAACAAAAGTATTTGGAAGAGTTGTTGGAGGTAGAGGTGGATCAACAGAACTCGGAGCTAGAGTCTACAATGAACAAGATTCAATTGGCGACAAAATGGCAAAAAGCTTTAAACATATTCTAGACGGATTTATGCCAGGCGCAGTGCCATTTAATGTAAGAGGTGGAGAGTTTGTATCTGGTGATTTTACAAGAAGTATCTTTGGAGGTCATTTAGGAATAACAGAAAAAGACAGGTTAGGAAGACAACCTAAATTGTACAGAGAGTTTTATGGTGCTTTACTTGGAGGCACAAATGAGATGGATCCAGAACTAGCTTTGAAATTCAAAGGATATGAGTTCTCTGAAGCTAGGAAAAATGCATCAAGTATTTTTAATAGCGTTGCAAGAAGAGCAAATGTATCAAGAGATGAAATTATAGATGCATACGAAAAAGGTAACGAGGCTAGATTTAGAGTTTTTAATGAATTCTATGCTATCGTTCAAGACTTAAAAAGACTTGGTAAAAGCGAACGAGAAATAATAAAATTGTTCAGACAAAACGGAGTCACTGGCATAAAAGAATTAGTTAGAGGTGATTTTGAGCCATTACCAAATATTGCTACAACAGTTAAAAGAGCAATGAGAAGAGAAGGAACTATAGGTGAATATCCAAAAGAACAAATAAGTAAATTTATACAAGAACAAAGAAAAAGAAAGTTTACTGCAAAGTCTGTTGATAAAAAAGAAGATACTTCAGTAGAAAAAAAAGAAAGACCTATTCCTTTTACAAGAACTAAGCAACCAGTAACCACTGTTCCTGCACAAACGAGTAACTTAAACACTGGACAACAAATAAATTCATCTTTAGTTTCTTTACTAGGCAGTAACCCAATTGAAGCTGCCAAAAATATGCAAATAGCACAAAGGAGAAATCAGTGAAGTTATCAAAACATTTTAGTTTAACAGAGTTTACCAAATCACAAACGGCAGAAAGAAAAGGAATAGATAATACACCTAGTGAAGAACACATAGAAAAAATGAAAGTTTTGTGTGAATCAGTGTTAGAATCTATTAGGTATCATTTTGAAAAACCAATCATGATAAATTCTGGGTATCGCAGTGTTGCTTTATGTGAAGCGATTGGTTCGAAATCCACTAGTCAACATGCAAAAGGAGAGGCAGCAGACATAGAAATACCAGGAATTGATAATTCTGTATTAGCTAAATTTATTCAAGATAGTTTAAACTTTGATCAATTAATTTTAGAATGTTATACTGGAGAACCTAGTTCTGGATGGGTTCATGTTTCTTTTGTCGATATTGATTCCAACAGAAAAGATGTTTTAACTTATGATAGAACGAATGGTTATAGAAAAGGGTTAATTGTATGAAAGAAGGTCCATTAAAACAAGCAGTTGAAAAAGACCATGGTAAAGAAGTTTTAATGCAACAATTTACGACATTTAAAATAAAAGATAACATGCTTGTTAGAGAAACAATAACAAGAAGGTTTGATTTTTTTGGTGATTATCAAGATGATTTTAGTTCAGAGCCAATAGTTCAAATAGGAAAAATACCAAAGGAAATGCTACACTAATGGGATACACGAGAAATTATCAAAGAGAATATGCGATAGAACCTAAATCTCGCAGAAAAAAAAGAGTCAATCGTAACGCTGCTAGAAGAAAAATGATGAAGCTTGGCAAAGTTAAAAAAGGTGATGGTAAAGATGTCCATCATGTCGGTGGTAATGCGTTAAATAAAAAGAGTAAATTAAAAGTTGTATCAGCATCAAAGAATAGATCCTATCCAAGAAATAAAGATGCTAGTAAAAAATTCAGCACTTCATAATGTCTACTTTAATTTGTAATTTACCTTCAATTGATGTTTGGGTTAGAAAAGAATATTTAAGAGATCATGAGGATGGTTATGGAGAATTTGTTAAAGGTGTTTGGATTACCGCAAAATCTATCCCTGGCAGAGCTTTTTATTTGGAAACTTATCTTCCCGATTATGGTGCTCTTTATGATAAGTTACCTATTTCTGCATTTGTTTCTGAACCAACTACCCCGAATCCAGATATGGATTTATACAATCTTCAGTTTTGGAATTGTATGGACTATGGTGTGGTGTCTATCACTAAAAACTTTATAGCTTCTATGGACTTTGAAGTATTTACCAGAGACCATGGATTAATAAAAGGATCTTACATTTCTACAATAGACAATTACCACGAGGATATAAACACTGTAGATTATTCAACCAGTGAAAAACCAGCAGAACACAAGTCACATAATTTATTAGAATTAGATAATGGTCAATTTTGTTTGTATCCAAACAATAGAATGCGTGTTTATGATAATTCTCTAACTCCAGACAAACCTTTGCAACCAGATTTTAAAGTCAGCACAATGGAGTATCAAGTCGAGAATGGTCAAAAGTTTAGACTGGGAGATACAGATGAATATTTTTGGAAGACAAAAGATGAATGATAGAATTTCTTCTTATATTTATGATAGACGAAAATATTGTAAATCAAACACAAAGATTTAAAGATTTAAATAGATGTCTATACTTTGCAGAAAGATTAACAGAACAACCCAACATTCCGTTAAAAGAAGGTAAAACAGGCAAAATTCTTGCATATTGCAAACCCGTGCCGAAACGTATGTAAGATAGAAAATACTTGATTCTTTTATTTTAATAATATAAACTTAACTTGTGTTTACATGATTACTCATGTGGCACTCCTTTAAGTTGATTATTTAGAAAACACAAAAAAGCTTATAGACATTGTTTATAGGCTTTTTTGCTATGATTTCAAAAAAACTAGGCTCTCAGAAGCTCACAGAGAGGCGAAACAAAGTGTCCGTGTATGATTACATCCTAAGAATAAGTAATTTGTTCTGTGTTTAAAAAACCTAGGTTTAACCAACTTCTCCCCAGTTTTGACCTAATTCTACATCAACCTCAAAGGGAATATTAAGGTCTGGAATACATGTTGTCATAATTTCTTTTATTTTTTTAACTTGTTCATCATTTTCAATATTAAAACACAATTCATCATGCACTGTTAACATAGGACATAACCCTTCCGAGTAACAATCGACCATTGCCTTTTTAGTTTGATCTGCACTTGAACCTTGAATCAATCTATTTAAAGCTTTATATGTAAATGCTCTTTGAATATTTTGATATTCTTTTACGGCTTGTTCTAAAGGTAATGCTCTTTTAACACCAAATCCTTTTGGCTCCCACATATCAAAACGACATTTTCTTCCAGAGTGTGTTCTAATCATACCTTTCTCTTGAGCAAAATTTGATACTCTTGTTGCCAAATCTTTTACAAAAGGAACTTTTTGATTATATGTGTTTAACAATTCAATTGCTTCCTCTTCAGTTATAGCTAAAGTGTCGGCTAATTTTTTACGGCCCATTCCATACATAATTCCAAGATTCACAGTCTTAGCTTCTTTACGACTAATCTTTGCCATATCAGCAACCATTTGATGAAAGTCTGCTTTTCCTTCCTTATACATGGTTACTACTTCATCTATTAAATAATGTCTGTAACTTTCTCCAGCATTCGCACAATAATGAGCTAACCATCTTGGCTCTTGGGATGCATAATCAAAAGAACCCCACTTACATTTTTCTTCTGGAATAAACAATCCTCTTATTGCTTTCTTGATTTCTAAATCTCTAGATGGTATTTGTTGTAGATTAGGGTTACTAGAACTAAAACGACCAGTTACAGTTCCACCATCATCAGTTCGGAGAGGATGAAAATCACAATGTATACGACCATTATGAGCATGATTCAAAATTGTCTCAACAAAAGTTGTATTCGCTTTATTAAGTTCTCTAATTTTCACAATCTTTTTTGCCACGGGATGAGAATGATTAGAAAGAAATTGTTTTGTGAAAGAGGGCGACCTGCTTTTTTCTGTGCGAGAATATTGAAGTCCAAAAAAGTCAAAGACCTTTGCTATAGATGTGCTGACCCAAGGTTCAATCGCTATGCCAGTGTCCTTAGTTATTTCATCAAGTAACTTTTTTTCTTGTTGAGCCATTTGCTTCTTAGTTTTTTCGGCTTCATCCACATCTACTCTTACACCTCTTGTTTTCATATCTAAAATAACGGGTATCAAAGATGACTCTAATTTAAAAATACTAACGCATTCCTCTTTTTCTAAAATAGGCATCAAATGGTCACATAATCTTAGTGTAACTCCTGCGTCTTTTTCTGCGTATGCTCCAACATATTTTGCAGGTAATTTATACATCTCTGCTTTTGGGTCTACTCCAAACTCATTAGCAGCACTTCTTAAAGTTTTTTCGCTCTTAAACTCTTGTAAATAGTCAGACACTAAACTATTTAAATTATAGAACCTTCTATTTTCATTAATTAACGGAGCCATAATCATGGTATCTATAATAGAACCTTTTACTTCTATTCCCTCTGCCCTTAACCAACCTAAATCATACAATGCATTGTGAAAAACTTTTGGTATGTCTGGAGTGTTCATTTGATCTTTTAACCATCTAAGAACAAGTTTTGAGTCTAAATTTCCAGAGGAGTGTCTTATTGGATAATATCCTTGAAAGTCTCCCGCAGCGATTGCAATACCAATAACATGTCCATCTTTTCTACACCAACCAGGCCCTAACTTAATTAAATTTGGATCTTTCGTTTCTAAATCAATTGCAATTCTTGAAGATTTGGTTAAGTCAGGAAAAGTGTTTGGGGGAGACCAATCAAGGTCAATGTTACCCCAAGACATATCTTTTATGTCTTGATCTAAAAAATGATATTGATGATTTTTATTTGTCATTTTTTTCTTTCTCTACAAACTCTCCACCGAGACCAGTATATCCTCCAATATCAATCCAACTATCTGTTTTAGAAGGAGAGTATATTAATCTAGCTATTTTCAAAAGAATCAAACATAAAACAACTTGAAAAACTGTAACTTTAATTCCAAAAACCACAGACCATAATTCAGCAACTCTTTTATGATTCTCATAAGCAGGTCCATAATCCTCTGCTCTATCTATGTTAATTAGCTCTATCGCTTTTTTTAGTATTTGTTCTCTGTTCATATGATATATCCATTCTCATCTTTGCTTTCTACGATATGTAGACTTTTACGAGCACGAGTAGCACCAACATAAAAAACTCTATGTTCGCTATCGTTGTCTCCTTTTTCTTTTATAACCTTAGGGGAGTCAAGAATTAAAGCAACATTGTCTGCCTCTCCACCTTTAGCTTTATGTATCGTTGATATTCGAATCCTCGGTTTTTTTGTGAGAATATACTCTCCCCGTCTACGAGCCGATGTTATATAAATTCGTTGATTATCTGTTACATTAACAACTTCATACCACTTCATTTCTTTATCTAAATTCAAAATAGATCCTATCTCACTTTTTAATAAATCATTTAAAGTGTAAGTATTTTCTGGATCTAACTGTTCTATTTTCTTTTTTCCACCATGACCAATAATTCCTTTTTTGGTTTTCCTTGAAAATTCTATCCACTGTTGAACACTTAAACTTTTGTCTTTGCACAATTGAATCCATGTTTGTATACTATTAATAATCCCTTCAGACACAGACCAACCTGTGCCTTCTCTCCAAAAGAAATAACCTTCATCCTCAAGTTTTTTAGAAATTTCAGAAAGTATTCTATTTGTTCTTGCAAGTATATACCATTCGCCTTCATTAAAGTTAATATCCATTATATCAAAATAAAAAGAAACAAGACCTTCTTCCTCACGAGGTTTCCAATCTTTCTGCTTTCTGGTAGTAACCTTTCTTATAATATTTTCTGCTACCTTATGAATAGAGTAAGGAACTCTATACGATTGATCAAGAATAATTGAATTTTGTGTGGAATGCAAAAAATCAATTACGTTTGCACCAGCCCAATTAAAAATACATTGGTCATCATCCCCCGCATAATAAGCTTCTTTAGAATTAGGCAACAAACACTCCTTGACCATTGACCATTGTATTGGAACTAGATCTTGTGCCTCATCTACAATTAAAAGATCTAAATCTGGACCTGTTCCTTGTTTTAAAAATTCTAATAACATATCAGTAAAGTCAATTTTTTGATTTATTCTTTTATAATCTTCGTATGCTTTTT